GAAGTACTTGCAACTACAATGAAAACATTGATTGATGCCAATAAAGATTTGGTTGAACTTTCACGAAAGAAAAATGAAGAACAAGCTCCTAAATCAGAAGGTAGTAAAGTTACTAATAATCTTTTTGTTGGATCAACAGCCGAACTTCAACAAATAATGAGAACATTAAATGACAAGTCTAGCTGATAGAGGTTATAATGGTAACGTCAATCTTAAAAAGAAAGGCGTTTCTATTGAATGGGATCAAGAGAAACTTCACGAATATTTAAGATGTGCTCGTGATCCAAAATACTTTGCACAAAAATATATTAAGATCGTTCACGTTGATCATGGATTAATTCCTATTGATCTGTATGACTATCAAGAAGAAATTATTGACAAAATTACAAATGGTCGTCGAGTCGTAGTCAACACATCTCGTCAGGCTGGTAAAACTACAACTGCGGTTGTTGTGATTCTTCATTACATTCTATTTAACGATCATAAAACAGTTGCGCTGTTGGCAAACAAAGGTGATGCAGCTCGAGAGATTCTTGAACGAATTAAGATTGCCTTTGAAGCACTTCCAAAATGGTTGCAGCAAGGTGTAATTGAATGGAACAAAGGTTCTGTTGAGTTTGAAAACGGTTGTAAGATTCTTGCTTCTGCTACATCAGGTTCTGCAATCCGTGGTAAGTCTATCTCGTTTCTTTACATCGACGAAACTGCATTCGTTGAAAATTGGGATGAGTTCTTTGCTTCGGTATTTCCTACCATTTCATCTGGTAATACAACAAAGATTCTATTTACATCAACACCAAATGGTCTGAATCACTTTTATAAAACATGTGAAGGTGCTAAGAATGATGTAAATGGATATGAATATGTTGAAGTTCCATGGCAACGAGTTCCTGGTCGTGACGAAACTTGGCGTAAAGAAACATTGGCAGCAATGGATAGCGACCTTCAGAAGTTTGCCCAAGAATTCTGTTGTGAATTTCAAGGTTCATCTGGAACACTTATTAGTGGTTCTAAATTAAAAGCATTAGTTACTAAAATACCGTTGTTTAATAAAAATAATATTAAAATGTATGAACACGCAATTCCTGAGCATATGTATGTTTGTGTTGCTGACGTATCACGAGGTAAAGGATTAGATTATTCGGCGTTTCAAATTATTGATGTGACAGAAATGCCATATAAACAAGTTTGCACATTTCGTGATAACCTCATTACACCACTAGATTATGCTGAAGTTATTTTTAGAATCTGTAAAGGTTATAATGAAGCTTCAATTTTAGTTGAAATTAATGATATTGGTCAACAAGTCATTGAATCACTACTATATGATTTTGAATATGAAAATGTTCTTTACACCACAAATAACGGTCGTGCTGGTAAAATGATCTCTACTGGTGGTAAAACACAAGAACTTGGAATTAGAACTACAAGGTCAGTGAAAGCAGTTGGTTGCAATGTTCTTAAATTATTAGTAGAACAAGATCAATTACTGGTTAATGATTTTGATACTATTAAAGAACTATCAACCTTCTCTAAAAAGGCAAATAGTTTTGAAGCAGAATCTGGTTGTCATGATGATATGGTGATGTGTTTAGTTTTATTTGCTTGGTTATCAGATCAAAAATATTTTAGAGAAATTACAGATATTAATACTTTAGCTAAATTGAGAGAAAAAACTAATGATGATTTGGATGCTGAAATGTTACCATTTGGTTTTGTTGAAACTGGACATGATGAACCACTAATCATTGAAGTTTCAGGCAATAGTTGGTAACATAAAAAGCCATTTCAATATTTTATAAATATATAATAAGAATAGGTATTGGAATCTTACACATTAACAATTATAAAGGAGAAATGACATGGCTTTTCAAATAAGTCCAGGCATTAATGTAAGTGAATTTAATCTGACCACAGTGGTTCCTTCAGTAGCATCCACTCAGGGTGGTATTGCTGGGATCTTTACATGGGGTCCAGTAAATGAACGAGTGTTAGTGACATCTGAAACAGATTTGGTTAACATTTTTGGCAAACCAACTGCTAATAACTACGAAACATTCTTTACAGCAGCTGACTTTCTAGCATATTCGAATCAGTTATTTGTTGTTCGTGTAACTGCAGCAACTTCAAATAATGCTACAGCAACTGGCAGTGGTCAATTTTTGACTGCTGAAGCAGCACTAGCAAATACATCTGTTGGCACACTTATTGCTAAATATCCAGGTACACTAGGCAATAGCTTAAGGGTTTCAATCTGTCAAAATGCTAACGTATGGAGCAGTGATGTTACAGGTATTACAATTAATACAGGTTCAACTACTGCAATCATATCCGGTTGGGCAACAGCAGCTTTAGTTGCTGGTGATATTATAACAATAGCTGGTCAAGACCTAATTGTTGCTACAACACCAACTACCAGTACTGTAACATTTACTACCAAATACACCAAATCAGTAAATCAGTCTGAAGTGACTGCTAAAAGAAGATGGGCTTACTATAAAAGTGTTGCAAAATCACCAAAAGCTAACAGAGTTCATATTGCTGTTATTGATGAAGATGGTGATATTAGTGGAACTGCAGGTACACTTCTTGAAATATATGAACAAGTAAGTATTAGTGTTAATGCTAAAAAGCCTGATGGCTCAACAAATTACTATAAAAATATCATTAATAGCGCTAGTAAATGGCTTTATGCAACAGGTAGCACAATTGAAACTACTGGCGCCTCGGTTTATTCTTCATTGGCCGGCGGTTCAAGTGGTGCAGAAAAAACTGTTACATTCGCTAAACTTTGTGAAGGATATGATAAATTTGTTTCACCACAAGATGTTGATGTATCATTTATTCTTGCTGGTAAACCAAGAGAACCAGCAACTATTGGTTCAAATACAGCTCTAACTGGCGTTGCCAATTATATCATTGACAATATCTGCGAAGTTCGTAAAGATTGTATGGTATTTGTTTCACCATCTGCAAACAGTGTTACTGATGTTCTTAGTGCGGCTGGCAGTGAAATAAATGATATACTTAAATTTAGAAGTGTGCTATCATCAAGTTCATTTGGTGTTATGGACAGTGGTTATAAGTATCGTTACGACCGTTATAACGATGTATATCGTTACACTCCAATGAATGGTGATATTGCTGGTCTTCTTGCAAGAACTGCTCAGGAAAGAGACCCATGGTATTCACCTGCTGGTTACAATCGTGGTAAACTAAAGAACGTTGTTAAGTTGGCATACAATCCAAATGCTGCTGAACGTGATCAACTTTATCCTGAAGATGTCAATCCAGTCATTAGTGAAAGCGGTCAAGGTACATTGCTATTCGGTGATAAAACACTTATCGGCGACGAGAGTGCATTTGATCGTATTAATGTGCGCCGTCTTTTTATCATTCTTGAAAAAGCAATTGCTGAGGCAGCTAAATCAACATTGTTTGAATTCAATGATGCTTTCACTCGTGCACAATTCAAAAACCTGATTGAACCATTTCTACGTGATGTTCAAGGTCGTCGTGGCATTTATGACTTCAAAGTTGTATGTGATGAAACTAATAACACGCCACAGATCATTGATACAAATCAATTTGTTGGTGATATTTACATCAAGCCTGCTCGTTCAATTAACTACATTCAATTGAACTTTATTGCTGTTGGTACTGGTGTTGCGTTTAATGAAATCATTGGTCAAGTTTAATAGATAAATAAAGGAGAAAAAAATGGCGTTTAATATAAACGAAATGAAAGCTGCTTTGACCGGTGGTGGTGCTAAATCAACACTGTTTGAAGTAAATATTACAAATAAAATTGATACTGGTGCTGATAACCTAGTACCATTTATGGTACATGCTGCTCAGTTGCCACAATCATCGCTTGGTTTTTATCCACTTCCATATATGGGAAGAAAAATTAATTTGGCTGGTGATAGAGTATTTGAACCATGGACAGTTTCAGTATACAATGACGAAAACTTTGCAATCCGTAACCGTATGGAACAATGGATGAATGCAATTAATAGTCACACTGGCAACTTACGTCTTACAAATTCAAGTAGCCCTTCTGATTATAAATCACAAGCATTGATTACCCAGTTTAGTAAGACTGGCATAAGATTGCGCACATATAGATTCGAAGGTCTGTTCCCATCTACAATTAGTGCTATTGAGATGGATTGGAATAATACTGATAGTATTGAAAGCTATCAAATTACGTTCCAATATGATCTATGGACTATTAGTGCAGGCACCACAGGCGATGCTTTTACAAACTCATAAATATACCAATGGGTAAGGGAGTAATATCCCTTATCCGCTTTTTTTATCGGGAGTTATGATGCAATTATTTGGTTTTGAAATTAAAAGAAAAGATGAAGCAGAACTTAAGTCATTCGTTGAGAAAGATTTAGATGATGGTGCATTAACTGTTAATAATGCTGGTATTGCTGGTGGTGCTTATGGTACCTTTCTTGACATTGAAGGAACAGCAAAGACTGAGGCTGAAATTATTACTAAATATCGTCAAATGGAAATGCATCCTGAAGTATCAAGAGCAATTGATGATATTGTAAATGATGCTATTGTTGTATCAGATACTGATAAAGTAGTTGAACTGAATTTAGATGATACCAAATTATCTGACAATATTAAAAAACGTATTACAGAAGAATTTGAAGAAGCATTAAGATTGCTTGACTTTTCAAATAGAGGTTATGAAACATTCCAACGATTCTATGTTGACGGTCGTTTAAAGTATCATGCCATTATTGATGAAAAGAATCCTAAATTAGGTATTCAAGAATTACGTTATATTGATCCACGTAAACTTCGCAAGATCCGTGAGATTACTAAAACAAAAGATATTAATGCTGATGCTACATTAGTTCAAACAAAAAATGAATATTACATCTTCAATGATAAGACATTTGCTAGCAAATCAAGTGCTGTAAGCACTACAGATACTACTAAAGGTGTTCGTATTGCAAAAGATTCAATTATTGAAGTGACTTCAGGTGTTGTGAATGAAACAAACTCATTGGTTTTATCACATCTGAATAAAGCAATTAAACCATTAAACCAACTTAGAATGTTAGAAGACGCGGCTGTTATCTATCGTTTGGCTCGCGCTCCAGAACGTAGAATTTTTTACATTGACGTCGGTAACTTACCAAAATTAAAAGCAGAACAATATCTACGTGAGATGATGACTAAACACAAGAATCGTCTTGTATATGATGCTGCTACTGGTGATATACGAGATGATCGTAAACATATGACGATGCTTGAAGACTTCTGGATGCCTCGTCGTAATGGCGAAAAAGGTACAGAGATTACTACACTTCCAGGTGGCGCTAATCTTGGTGAGATGGATGATGTTATGTATTTCCAAAAGAACCTATATAAAGCATTGAATGTTCCTATCACTCGTATGGAATCAGAAACAGGATTTTCATTAGGTAGATCAAATGAAATTTCAAGAGATGAAGTTAAATTCAGTAAGTTCATTCGTCGTCTCCGTGCTCGTTTCTCAATGCTGTTTGACGAAATCTTAGAAAAGCAATTAGTTCTTAAGAACGTTATGACAATTGATGAATGGAAAGAAATTAAGAATAAAATTCGTTATAACTTTCAAGAAGATAACCATTTTGAAGAACTAAAAGAGCAAGAGATCCTTACTCAGAGACTTCAAACACTACAAGCTATTAATGATTATGTTGGTGTTTATTATTCTAAAAAATGGGTTCGTAAAAACATTCTTCAACAAACAGATGAAGACATTGAAGAAATTGATGGGGATATACAGGAAGAACAAGCTGATGAACCACCACCTGAGGATGAACCGCCACCACCACAACCCACACCAGTTAAAATTGTGAAATAGATAAATACATTATAAATATAAAAGGAATTTAAAACATGTCAGTTGAAGATATTATTCAAGCATCATTTGATAACAATCCAGTTGGAGTTAATCAAGCATTTAATGATGCAATTAAAGATAAATTGATGGATGCTCTTGCAGCACGTCGAGAACAAATGTCTATGAGTATGTATGGCGACGATGATGAAGAATCAGACGTATACGCTGATGATGAGGACGAAGATTTAGATAACTCAGATACAGAGGAATACGAAGATGAAGACGCTTAATCAAATCATCAAAGAAGCTACGAGAGAAATAAATGAATTGCCTCGTCGCAGTAAGGCTTTTGTTGATAAACACGTTGTACAAAAAATGGATTATCCAGTTGATGTAGAAGATCAATTTACTGCTAAAAAGCTTAAAAAGGATAAAACAAAACTTGCCTCATTTCATGATGGTGAGGATGCTGCTGTTTATGAAGAAACTGATCTTGATGAAGGTATTTCAAATCTTTCAGATGCAAGACTTAAGTTTCACGTTTTAAAAGATGTACCTCATGGTAGTTATAGTAAAAAAGAAATGTCAGCAGAACATCTTCGTAGAAAGAAAACAGGTGGCCCTGCATACAATGCTGTTAAACCATCATTGAATGAAGAATCTGAAGCAGCTTACAAAAGAGCTGATCGTGATGAAAAGCGTAAAGCTGGAGCTGGCGAATACTTTGTCACTAACAGTAACAACAAGAAAACTCACTCAGAGCCATTTAAAACTTCAGATCAGGCAATCTCTCATGCAAATGCGCAAGAAGATAAAACTGGTCGTGTTCACACAGTCCATCATATTAAAAATGGTAAAATTCAAAAGCAATGGCAGTATTCTCCTAGTGCTGGAAGATTTGCATCGTACAATGATCATGCTGGAGAAACCACAAGTATTCACGAAGAAGTTGATCTTGATGAAGCAGCCAAGACTGATGATCATTGGGTCCATATCAATCATGCAGGATCATTTGCAAGTCCAACAAAAGACAAGATCGTGGGCTATAGCAGACCATCAAAAGATGCTCCTAAACTTAAAGATGGTGCAAATGGTGCAATGCGCGTCGGTACTGCGAAGAAAAAAGGCTACATGATTGAAACAGACGACCTTGATGAAAGTGTTTCAAATCTGTCAGATGCAAGACTTAAGTTCCACGTTTTAAATAATATCCCTCATGGTAGTTACGGTAAAAAAGAAATGTCAGCAGAACATCTTCGTCGTAAAAAGACCAAAGGTCCTGCATATAATGCTGTTAAACCATCTATGAATGAAGCAAATATTCTTCCTAGCAACTTCAGTGATAGAACAACTCCTCTTCCAAGCAAAAAAGCATATGCTCTTGCTTCAGCTAAGGCAAAGCCAAAAGAGACTGTATCACTTAAGAAGCCGCCTTTCAAGATTGATGAAGTATCCCAAGCAAAAGCTGCGGCAGAACTTGCCCTTAGAGCATATGGCAGAGGATCCAGAGATAGATTTGGGTTTGGCGAATATGGCGATGACCACGAAGTTGTAATATCGCCAAAAACTCATCAAGGCAAGATCATCAAGTCGATGGGCAGGCATACTGCTAAAAAACCATATAAAGAAGAAGTCGACCTTGATGAAGGTGTTTCAAATCTTTCAGACGCAAGACTTAAGTTTCATGTTTTAAATGATATTCCTCATGGTAGTTATAGCAAAAAAGAAATGTCAGCAGAACATCTTCGTCGTAAAAAGACCGGTGGTCCTGCATATAATGCTGTTAAACCATCTTTAAATGAAGCATATACATTGTATCACCCATCTTATACTGATGCAATTAATACTGCACTTAATCATCATAAAGATCTAACTGTCAGTAGTGATGATCGTGATACTCATATTGCATCAGGACCTCGTAAACCAAGCGAAGGTAAAACTGTAAGTCATAATATTCCTGCCACTGATAAGTCAGGAAATGCACATATGATCCATATTCAGGTATATAATAAAGGTGGTAGTAAACCTTTTGAATTGAATACTTACTCCAGTAAGACTCCAAAGAAAAGAATGAAAGAAGAAGCTTCAATGACTCCAACAGATATGAAGCAACGTGAAGCTATTGTTAAGGGTATGAAAAAGAGTGCTCAAGACTTTAAAGATCGTTATGGTTCTAAGTGGAAGTCGGTCATGTATGCTACCGCTACTAAAGCTGCAATGAAAGAATCAGAACAGATTGATGAACTTTCAAATGAAAAAAAGATGGCGTATGGTAAAGCGGCCTTTGCAGATTATCATAAGCAATCTAAAGCAAAGCTTGGTAAAATTCTATCAGGTGATAAAGATACTTCTGGTGAAAGCCGCAAGATTGCAAATCGTCTGAAAGGAATTAGCACTTCATCAAAAACTGAAGAAGTTGAACTTGATGAAATCTCACGTGATCTAGCTCGTAGATATATCCGCAAAGTAGCAGATAAGAATAATACTGGTGAAGCATCACCAAAAGAAGTAATGAAAAGATCACCTGGTGTTGCTTTAGCTGGTAAAAAGGCTTATGGTATTGGTGGTAAAGCTAAAGTAAATGCAACAGAATCAGTTGACCTTGATGAAGCCTTCAAAGCTGGTGCAATGAAACTGAATGATGGATCATCTGTAACTCTTACAAGCGAATCATCAAATTCTTTGAACAATCTATTCAATCAGTTGAGTTCACAAAATAAAACTAAAATGGAACAGAGATTAATGTCTGGGTCAAAAGGCTTTAATGAAATTCTAGCATTTGCAAAGGAAGTATAATGGTCGATATTCCGTTAAAATTGGTAGGAAATCAGGTATCAGTGACAACTGCTACTACCGTTGGTGGTTCTGGTCTTCTTAGAGTATATGCACCTGCAGATGTATTAGTCACTGTAAGCAATGCCAACAGTGTTGTATTAGGTACTATGACAATGCCGGCTGGTGCATATGAAATAATCACAAAAGGTTACACTGATACAATTAGTGCTAATGTGGCACTTCTTTGCACCCCGTTGGCTTGGAGATAACAATGCATTTAATTTGTGAAGTAAATAATGATCTTGAATATATTATTGAAGCCAAAGAGAATGGCCAAAAGCAATATTTCATTGAAGGTATCTTTATGCAAGGCGACCTAAAAAATCGTAATGGTAGAATTTATCCTTCTTCAGTGATTGCAAAAGAAGTCAATCGTTATAATGAACAATTTGTAAATAAGAACAGAGCATTTGGTGAGCTTGGCCATCCAGATGGTCCTACTATTAACCTTGACCGTGTATCACATATGATCACTGAACTGCGTCAAGAAGGATCAAACTTTGTTGGTAAAGCAAAGATTATGGATACACCAATGGGTAAGATCGTAAAAAATCTTATTGATGACGGTGCATCTCTTGGTGTTTCATCACGAGGTATGGGTTCTGTAAAGCCAAATAGACAAGGTATTATGGAAGTACAAGAGGACTTCATGTTAGCAACTGCTGGCGATATTGTTGCAGATCCTTCTGCTCCAAATGCATTTGTTCGTGGTATTATGGAAGGTACTACATGGGTCTATGATATTGCATTAGGATCTTGGAAAGCCCAAAATACTCTTGATAGAATCCATGAGGAAACAAAAACAATGACAAGAGAACAACTAGAAGAGAATGCTATGCAACTCTTTAACAGGTTCATCAAATCTATAACCGAATAATATGTTTTTATAAATAAGAATGACAATTCATAAAGGAGTAAATCACAATGAAGATTACAGATTCTAAACAACTAGATGAATTCGCTGCTTCAGGCGAGAATTCAATGTCTAATGACGCAATGACACCAGCTGGTGGTAGCAACAAAAAGCGTGCTGCCGATAAAAATACTGGTTCAGATGCTGCAAAAGAAACATCAACAGCAACACCAGGTCAAGGTGGTTCAGCAAATGATCCTATTGAAAATGTACCAACAATGAAAGCTGCAAAGCGTATGGCTGATAAGTCAATGGGCGAATCAGTTGAAGAAATGTTTGCAGGTTCTGACCTTTCAGAAGACTTTAAAGAAAAAGCAACTGTTATTTTTGAAGCTGCAGTAAATGCAAAACTTCAAGAAGAAATTAATTATTTAGAAGAAGCATTTTTGGTTAGACTTGACGAAGAAGTCGAACTAGTTGTTAGAGATCTAACTGAAAAAGTTGACACATATCTTGGTTATGTTGTCGAACAGTGGATGGAAGAAAATGAAATTGCAATTGAACGCGGTATCCGTGCAGAGATTGCTGAGTCCTTTATTGATGGTCTTCGTGATTTGTTTATTGAACATAGCATCAATCTTCCAGAGGAAGAAACTGATGTTCTTGCAGATATGGCAGAAGCGCTAGAAGAAACAGAATCCGCTCTAAATGAAGCAATCAATGAATCAATTGAAC